CACTAAATGTAAAGAAATAAAATTAATAAATTTCTTTGAGTTTAGAAAAGATAGTAAAACTTATCGTCATGTATGCAAAGAGTGTGCTTTATTTCAAAGTAGAAAACATTATATAGATATAAAACAGCATAAGTTGTTGTTAGGTCGTAGGTGGTATGAAAATAATAAAACAGAGAGAGCAGCTGTGATAAAAAAGTGGCGATCAGCTAATCATGTTAAAGTATCTACTTATTGGGCAAATAGAAGATCAAGAAAAAGAAACGCTGTCGGTAGTTTTACAAGTGAGCAAATAATAAATCTATTAAAGGGACAGGAGTGTAAGTGTGTGTATTGTAAAATTAATATAAAAGATAATTATCACATTGACCATATAGTGCCGTTAGTAAAAAACGGTAGAAATTCAATCGATAATTTGCAATTATTGTGTCCAAAATGTAATTGCTCGAAAGGAGCTAAAATGCCAGAAGATTTTGCACAACAATTTGGGATGCTATTATGATAGACTTTGAAACGTTTAAGAAAAAATCTGGCAAGTCCAGATTAAATGAGCAGGAAAAGCTAGAATTTGTAGAACATATCTACGCTACAGGAACTCAAGAAGAAAAAGCCTCCTTAGCGTACAACTGGGTAGATATATGGGCGAGGGACGAACAAGTACCCTATCATTTTTGCGGCATAGAGGACTGGGATACATGGCTGTATTGTGCAGGTCGTGGCGCAGGAAAAACGAAGTCAGGCGCAGAATTAGTTGTTGATCTTGTATTTAATAAATTTCCCAGATTTCCATTACGAGTTGGGTGTATCACACCCCGCTTTAGTGATATTGAGGGCGTCGTGGCACTTGGTGATTCAGGTGTTATGAATTGTTTAGCTCCGTGGCAAAAAGAAAAGGCACGTTATTATTCTACTTCTCGTAAAATTGTATTTAATGAAGGTGAAGACTTTCAATCTGAGATAAGGTTTTTTTCAGCAGATGATCCAGAGACCCTACGTGGGAATCAATGGCACATCTGCTGGCTCCCCAGACGAAATGGCAGCATATCCTGATTCCGATGGTATATTAATGCAAGTGGCGCTTTGTTTACGTTTAAAGCTCCCTGGTGGAATATCAGCTAAAAAATTTATTACCAGTACACCAAAACCATTTGAATGGTTGAGAGATATGGTCAAAGAAGCAGGTAAACCAAACTCAAGAATATTAGTTACAAAAGGTACAACCTACGACAACGCAGCTAATTTATCGGATACGATGTTTCGTGAGATTCAAAAATATGAGGGAACCGAGATAGGTCGTCAGGAAATCAGAGCAGAAATCCTCGGCGGAGACGGTGCAGGGATCATCAAGAAGAAATGGATACGGATGTGGGATGCCAAAGTGCCACTACCTAAACTAGATTACGTGTTCACTTCTTACGACCCTGCATTCACTGAGAAAAAGGCTAACGACCCGACAGGTTGTGTTGTATTGGGTTTATTTATGGACATAGACAAAACCTATTCGGCAATTTTATTAGATGTCTGGGCGGAGCATTTAGAGTACCCAGACCTTAAAGTTCAGATAATGAATGACTGGGAGAATGTGTATGGTGAAGGCAAAGACAACTCACGCCGTCCACGAGGTGCGGTAGTCGAGGCGAAAGCGGCAGGTTCGGCTCTTATCCCTGACTTGAAACGTACCAAAGTGCACATCATACCTTTCAACCCTGGTAATTCAGACAAAGAAGAGCGAGCACATATAGTGAGTTGGTTCTTCAAAGATGGTAAGTTCTACATTCCAGAATCACGCAAAGCTCCAGGCGAATTTGTGTTTTGGGCGCAGAAGTACATTGAGGAATTAACTAACTTTCCACTCACACGACATGATGACATGGTTGATGCGACGACACAGGTGTTGCTGATGCTGACTAAAGGTGGGTTATTGGAGAGCGCAACAACTGACCGAGACAGCGACGATGACGATGAGTACGAATCTGGTTATGTCCAGGAAAAGAAAAAAAACCCGTACGCCTGTTAAAATGTTAAAATAACTGTAAAATAATTACATGAGGTTATTATGGGGCAACAGCCAGAAGTAAAGCCATTGACAGGGAGCGACAGAGATCAACTGCTAAATACAAATGCACGTGTTGCCCTTGAAAAGCTTGGTCGTAAAGATTGGGCTGATGCTATAGAAAAATCAGCACAGATGACGGGTGGCAAAGTCCAACCGTATGAAATATTTACTGCTGTATCTCGTGAGTCGGGGTTTAATCCCAACGCACGCTCTAAAACAACATCTGCAACAGGTCTTGGACAATTTACAAAAGATACTGCGCAGCGATTTGGAATAGATCCAACAGACCCTCAACAGTCTATCTATGGAATCGGGAAATATCTGTCAGTGATAAAACAAGGTGGTATCTCAGATCCTGCCGAAGCTCAAAAAGCTTATATGTTAGGTGAGCAAGGTTATCGTAACTGGAAAAATGGCAAACCTAATGTAGCAGGGGTAAAAGATATAAGTGGACTAGCTAATAAATTTAATAACGATGTAGGTGCACTATCTGAGGGTAATTACAATATTGGAGGCAGACCAACTAAATCTTACGGTGGACAATCATCTCTACCAGCAACACAATCTATGGCGTTAAACAATATGGCAGCGATGGGTAAACCAGCGGCGAGCATACAACCCTCAGCACAAGAGCGGTTAGATGCTATTATTGCGATGCAGCAAAGCGTTACCGATGATCGTAAACGCAAAACAAATACAATGGCAGACCTAAGAAAAACATTAGGTCAATCTGAACTAAATCAATCAGTAGCAGGATTAAGTGGATTATGAAAAACGATGGAATGATAACAAGTGGAGTTGAAACTGGTATTGAACAAAATTTGTCAATTGCTGAGATAACAGACGAAGAGGATTTAGTTGATATTGCTTTAGATGAAGAGCCAGATACAGTTGAGATAACAATTGAAGATGACCCTGAGTTCAGTGTTAATCTAGTAAAGATTTTGGACATTGATGTTGTTGATGATATATCTGATGATTTACAAGAGAAATATGAACAGGACAAAGAATCACGTGAGAAACGTGATGAGCAATACAATAAAGGCTTACGCCGTGCAGGTCTTGATGAGGAAGCCAGCCCAGATGGTGCAGATTTTGAAGGTAGCTCAGATGTAGTGCATCCTATGATAGCCGAGAACTGTATTGACTTTGCAGCTCGTGAAATTAAGGAATTAATCCCTGCTAACGGACCAGTAAAATCTAAAATAGTGGGTGACGCTAGTTCTGAAAAGACTGAATTAGCACAACGTAAGGTGGATTTTCTAAATTTAATTTGCACTGAGTATAGTTCGTATCGTTCAGTGTTTGAAACTATGTTGAGTCAATTGCCGTTAGGTGGCTCGCAGTTTATCAAGTTTTGGCATGACGAACATTTAAAACGTCCGATGTGTGAGTTCGTTCCTATTGATCGTGTCTTTATTCCATTCTCATGTAATGACTTTTATACTTCTGATCGAGTAACTGTAAGAGTTAGTTTAAGTAGTGTTGAATATTGGCGACGAGTTAATTCAGGTCTGTATTTTGACCCTGAGTTATTGGATGATGACAATGATGATGTGGTGGCTTCGTCTAATCGAGATAGCAACACAACTAGCAAAACAGAACAAACAAATAATGTTATTGAAGGTAAAGAAAAAGAAGACCCTAAACCCGAATCAGATAGCGTAGATTTATTGGAAATTTATACTTATTTAATGTTAGATGATGATGACTTAACCGACGGTGAATATGCGCCTTACATTGTAACTATAAAAGAAGATACAGGCGAGATGATTGCCATGTATCGTAATTGGCGTGACGGCGACGAAAAACGCCTTAAATTAGATCATTTAGTTATGTTTGACTTTATTCCTTGGCGTGGGGCTTACGCTATTGGTCTTGGTCAGATTATTGGCTCACTAAGCGTAGCTGCCACAGGTTCGTTACGAGCACTATTAGATGCTGCACACATTAATAACATACCAACAGCACTAGCGCAAAAAGGTATGAAGATGGCAGGTCAAACCATGGATATTCAAGTAGGTGGTATCACTTACATCGAGGGTCCATCTGGTTACGATGGAAACATTAGAGATCTAATTATGCCATTGCCGTTCAATCCACCAAGCCAAACTTTGTTTAGCTTATTGGAATGGCTAACTAACGCAGCTGGTAGATTGGTTAAGATGCCTGACGGTGGTCTTGAGAGTATGGGTGATAGAACTCCAGCGAGTACATCATTAGCTATGATTGAACAAAACTCAATGACACAAAGCTCTATTCACCAACGGTTACACTTTGCGCAAGCTAAATGTTTCAAGATATTATGTCGTTTGATAGCTGATTATTTTGATAAAGATGGATACCCCGATGATGTTATTGAGGATCTAAAAATAAGTCGTGAAATGTTTGCTAAGACTGATGACTTAATCCCAGTATCTGATCCAAACATCATGACATCAACACAACGTTTTGCACAAATACAAATGGTTACTGGACTGTACGAGAAGTTTCCACAACTAATCAATCCACAGGAGTTAGTAAAACGCACATTGATGCTGGGGCAAGTTGCAGATCCTGAACTGTTAATGACTATACCTAATCAGATTTCACGCTCTAATGCGGTTGCTGAAAATACAGCGGTCACATTAGGAAGCGGTGTAGGAGCGTTCCCCGATCAGAATCAATTAGCTCACATGAGAGTTCACGCATCATGGTTAATGAACCCTGCGTATGGTTCTAACCCGTTGTTCCAAAGTAACGCTATGGCAATGTCAAAACATTTCATGGAGCATTTAGCGTTTTTCTATAGTCAAGTTTATTTAACTTTAGGTCATGAACAAGGCGTGGAAAGCATCATAAAAAGTAAGAATGATACAGGTGAAGATGATTTGGTGTTGGTTGATTTAACTAAATCTGCTGATGCTTACAT